GTGTTAGCCTTATGGAAAACAGTTGCTTTGTCAGAGGGCATAAAGACTACAAGTGCCCAAGATACATTCGCTGAGAATCAAGCAGAGGTTTATCAATCAAGGTTGGCAGTTGCAGTAGCTAAAGGTCAGTTGAGTGCAGTTAAAGTACAACTAAGAGCCTTAGAAGTAGGGTTTGAAGAATGGCGTACCAAGATGGTTAATGCTAGGGAAGAGCGTAAAAGGTATGGAGCGTGAACGAGAAAGCTAAAGAATTTTATAGATGGCTCAATGCTTGTCCATTCAAGGTATGGAAGATTCAGTATGACAGTCATGGAAAGACCACAGTAAGTTTTATATGGGATGGAGATGATAAGAAAATACTTGATTGAGTTATTAGAAGATGCTATTAGTGATTTCTTAGAGTGGTCATGGAAAAGAAAAGCAGATAAATTATTTAGGAAAAGAAAATGAATAAAGCTAAATTAGTAGAACTAGCAGATGAAGTATTAACTGATGTTGATGTTGATATGCAAAGTGTTTTAAGAAAAGAGTTAGAGATAAATTTATGTGATAAGTTATCTGATATTTTTAAGAAAGCACAACGACACCATAAATACCCTTTAGATGTTGGTCAAATTGTAACTAATGAAAAATCCTACAAATCTGTAAAACCAATACTTGATGATTGTATAGATAAATTACTTGGAGAAACAAAATGAAATTTTATTACTTTGCTGACATAAATTATTACGACAGTCATTTATTCAGCACCAAAAAAGCTGCACTGGACTGGTTAAGACACGCAGATAAAACATATTTTGCTGAAGGTGAAGACACCTTTGAAGAGCATGATATGCAGATTTTGTATGTAAGCACTAACACAAAAAAAGGGTTGTTAATAGCCATGCGTCAAATATCATTAATAAGTGGAAGTTTGATAAGAACACCTGAGATAGATAATGATTAAACTAAATATAAACTTTTTTAGAACTTATAAATATGGAAAAAAAGAATGTGTAAAGTAGTAAATTTAGATGATTATAGAAAAAAACCAGTTAATCATAAATTGTCTTTACATAAAATGGCAATAGATGTACATAGACAAATAGTTGAAATGCATGATAAATCAGTGCTAAATTATGAACAGCACAAAATTTTACTACTTAGCCTTAGTGATATTTTAAATAAAAAAGGGGATAAAGATGAATGAATTTTTATATGATGACCACGCATCTTATAGCGTGAACTTTGATAGATGGTATGTTGCAAACTGCATGGAAAGAGAAATGTATAAAGAAGGAAAACTTAATTTTGATGATGCAGAACACACCTTCAGAAAAATGTGGGGATTTAAGCAATTAGAAAGTGCAGTTTTTATAAATGGCACTAAAGCAATGAACTAATTATGTTAAAAAGTTTAAGTAAAGCTGACATAGAGTTTATACAAAGGTGTGTGAGATATGCATACAAAAATAAAGACTTAAGTCATAGAGATAAAAATAAAGCAGAATACTTAATAAAAAATCTGCAGAAAGATGAAAGTATACAAATAGCTTCTGCATTGGTTCAACATTATCAAAAAATTGAAAGATACATATATGACAAGGAATTACATTAAGTTTCAGGGGTGTTTAATAGTTGAGTATTGATAAAGAAGTGAAACAAGCAGAACAAGAACTTGCGGTTATTGAGAAGATACTAAAAGAAAAACAGGATATATTGTTTATTTTGAAATTTCTTTCTTCTCAGAAGAATACATAATATTCAAACCAGCTAAAGTACATAAGCGGTTTTTTTCATCAAGACCTTTTTCGGTTAAGTCATAGCTTTTACCATTAACTTTTATAAAACCATCTGTAATTAAAGTAGTTAATAAATCACTAGGTATTTCATCACCAAACATAAGCGTGAGTATTCCACCTAATCTTTTTGTTTGTGTTTTACTTAAAGCCATATATTTATTATGTATAGAGTTATTATTGCAACTGCAAAATAGAGCATTGGCTCATATCTTGAATTAAACATGTTCCCAATCATTACCTTCAAATAATAATGATTCTGCTAATCTTCTTCTAGTTAAGCCTTCTAAGACTTGTCCATTAGCTTTATTCCATCTACGCATCTGAAATGGCACATCTTCATATGCACCTGTATTTAAAACTTTTTTTAACGAACTTGAATTAAAGTTAGTCGGTCCTAAATTAAAAATCCATGCAACTAGGGAATCAAATTGATATTGATGTAAAGGTACTTTGACTAAATCATTTATATAGCCTTCATATTCTTCCATTTCATGCAATAGCAGTTCTTCTGCTTCGGTCATTGATATAACCACATTATCTTCTACTGGTTTACCTTGATATTTAGTTGAGCCATATCCAATTGTCCAAACCCCTGCTGCACATTTATAACTTACAGCTAAACCATTCTCAGTCGGACAACCTTCAAACTTCTTTATAAGTGATAATCCTTCTTGTGATATATGCATATTAATCTTCTCCCCAAGTTCCATCTTCCAAGATTTTTGCTGTTTTAGTTCCACCCCAGTATTCAACTGCGTGTTTTTCTTCAATAAGAATCTGACAAATACTTTTACTATCTTCTGTATAAGGGATACCAAGTATTCTGCCATATTTACCTTTTCCTAATGATTGTATTTTAAATGACCCTACGCACAGTTCTATAAGTCTTGATTTTGCTTTTAGTCCTAATGCTTTTTCTTCTAAATTTCTTGTTCGTGATTCAGGTGTATCTATACCTGCTAATCGCACTCTTTGTTTGTGGAGTTTGACACTGAAGCCTAAATCAAGAGTCACATCTATGGTGTCTCCATCTATTACCCTTTCTAGTATAGCGTTGTATACAAATGGCGTGACTGATTTAGACATAGCTAATTACTTCTTAGCTTTGCCAATATTCAATGCCAACATCTCTACTATTTTATAGAGCTTTCCAATCATGGCATCATCTTTTGGTGATGGCGTTAAGGCACAAATAATTGAAGCTGCACATACAACCCCAGTTACTATACCTAACCATTCTCCTATCATTCCCATCATAATATTATCTCCTATAATGAATGAAACTAAATGGTAGCAAATTATTTGTTATCTGACACCTTTTCTTCATTATTATCTTTTTTATCATATTCTCTGTAAAACTCTATGACATGCAATGTATCTTTTAAATACCTTTTAATCTCTGCCATATTCATACTTAGATTTTCGTAATCTTTAGATGTCAAAGTGTAATAAGCTCTTGATGGTGCAGAACCACTTTCTATTTCTAAAAGGTACTCATTCATTAATTTAGGGGTTAATATTTCCCATTTTATATCTACCAACTGCACCTCTAGGGGTAAAGGTGGATGGTACATAGGAACTGGTTCTGCGACTGTGACAACCTTGACTGGTTGTGCTGTAGGTATCATAGAGCAATTAGTTAGCAATAAAATACATATACTTATTAGTACTGCTTTCATCTTAACTCCGACTATACTGGCTTCTTTAATCTTAGCTTGTTCTCTAATTCTTTTAGCTCTGTCGCTGATAGGTTTTAGCATCCAAGCATATTCTAATCTTAAATTATTCATCAAACTGTCTTGGGTTAGTAATTTCTATAAATTCTTCTTTGCCTTTTTTAGTAGCTTTGTTGATAATGTTTTCTATTAACTTGGGTTTCTTCAATGCTAAATTATCTAAATCATGTTTTGCAAAGGTTGTTCGTAGTTTGTTTACTTCTCTTAGTGCTTCCTGCTTGTCTTTTTCTAATGATTGCATCTGCTTTTGTGCCTGTTCCTGATTCGCAAGATAAGTTTTTATAGATTCATTTTGTTGTGATATAGAATTTTCTAAAGCTATTTGATTGCCTTTGAGTGTTGATATGTTGTCTTGAAGTCTATCAATATACCAAGCACTACCTGATATTGAGACTAACAATAAACCACCTAGTATTATTGATAACTTGAATCCCATATTGGGATTCTATAGGGGATTTACTTTTTGTTCAAATATATGATGTAAGAACCATGCCATCTATTAGATGGCTTATAGAATAATTTTTGTATAAATTTAATCATATATACCTTCAGCTTCCCAACTTTCTATATATCTGCTGTATGAATCATCATACATACCAGTTCCATTGTAAAAAGGTGTATCTACTTTATTAATTAAATTAGATAGCTTATTACGAGTTTCTTCAGACCATATATTTG